TAGAGCAGGACCAGTTTTACCAGGCAGTTCTGGTACTTCAGGCATTGCAGCATCTAGCATCCCTGGAAGGGCACTAGTAACTGCTTCTGTTGCTGCCTTTGTTGCTGCTGCTGTAGCACTCTCAATGAGTGCATCCTTTTGCATATAAAGATAAGCACCACCCCCTAGGACAGATAAAGAAACTAGACCAGATAACAACGCGACACCATTAATCAATTTTTGCATCTTTCTTCTCCAATGTAGGTGCTTCTTTTTCGTCTTTCTTTTTAGACGCAACGACACCGAATGTCGCAAGCGTTCCAGTAAAGACGCTGGCGATAAAAGTCGGATCAATATTTTTCTGAGGAATACCAGGAACAGTTACATAATTAAGAGTCAGAATTGCTGCTGACCATCCAAGAATAATAACTCGGACGAGAGTTGATACACCCTCATCCGCCCACTCAAATTTGTTTTCCTTTTTGGCTTCCTCTTTCTTTGGATTTGTATCCATGAGTCAAGAGCGAGGCTCTTTTATTTATCATTTAAATATACGTTTCCCGATACCGAAATTCTATAGTCATCCGAAGTATAGAATGGGTTTACTGCATGATTTAATCTTGAAGGAAAGAATGCCATCTTCCATTCAAAACTTTTATCGATATTAAGATATTCTGTATCTAATCCACCCAGTGAATTATTGTATTGAAACGTAAATGCTGCTGTCTCATCACCCTTCAGGTTATATCTCTTTCTTTCTTCTGCTAGATCGTAGGGAATCTGCACCCATATAACAAAAGAAAAAACCCCTGAATGAATATGCAGAGGGTTGAAGTCATACTTCTTTTGATAATTAATCCAGAGTTTTTCTAAATCAAAATCAACTTTAGACATATCACGCATAGTTTCTGCAACACCCATACTGGGTTGCATTCCAAAATGCTGTAGATAAAGACTTGACAAATTTTTAGTAAAGAGTTGTATCTCCTCACCAATTGGAAGATGCCACTCTTGAGCAAGATGACCTCGCAAAGTATTGCGAGCATCAGACTCAGATGTTTTATGTAAGACTTCGATAGTTTCTTCTAACTCTTTCCTCACAACAGAAGGAACTTCAATCAACAAATATCCTGGAGATTGAAACTGCTTCACATGATAATTAAACTCACTCATTCGTCTGTCGTTTCTTTCCAATATTATACTTAGACTCTAGCGTCCATTCTGCCTTTTCTTTATAGGCAATAACTTTAATCTGACTTAAGGGTGCTGCATCAGTTACAGAATCTTGCTTCACTATTTCTACAAGTCCCCAATCGGAGAGTAGTTTAATAATTCGGTTACGTCTCTGTAGATCATTCTCGGAGAAGTTTGCTTTTTTACCATCGAGTGCAAACAACTCTTTGAAATGAACAATGTAGTACTGACCCTTCTTATGAAGAATGTGACAAGATTGATATAGTTTCTTTTCTTTTCTAGAAGCAACACCAATACGAGTAAGGGTTTCACGAACCTTAAGGAAATCATCTGGTTCCTTAAGGTTCACTTCGACCATATCATTTTTGGTCCACTGAACCTCTTTAATCTCATTCATCGTTTCTTACCCCCTTTATTCAATTTAGATCTAATAACATCAAGTTGGGTAGGAGATAGAATCCTGAGAGCTTGTTCAGCCTTCTCGGTCGAATAACCATAGAACTCTTTAACAAGTTCAATATCCTTCACCTTTTCCTTCTTGCCCCATGGAGAAAATCTCTTACGGGTCCTCACCGTATTTATAAAGAAATCATACTGTAACTTTTTATCTAAATTTTGATACTGATTCATCTCATTTGCCATCATCACAGTATCCATGTGATGAGAAATACATTTGTTGATGATGAATGGAGGATAGTTTTTTTCCCAACCAGGGTCTTCACCTTCCATAAGATTCTCTTTGGAAAGATTAATGCTGTTTAGATAATCCTTTAGAGGATACCTTTCATCATATGACATAATTAAGTAGAAGAAGTTCTTTACGTTGTTGCTGATCTTTCATATACTCACCAACTGAACGCATGGTGTAAGTATGATCATACTCATATGGTCTCCAATCAATGAATCTAGATTTAATTAGATTTGAAGAATTGTATGATACCATCTGATCACAAGCATATCTATCACATGCAAAGAAAAACTCATCATGATCAAACCCCTTATGCATTCCACCCTTCTTACCATAGAGATTGGACTTGATCTCATAAGGAGGATCTAAGTATACGAATGATTCCTTCTTGTCAGTTAGAAGTTTTTCGTATGACAGATTAGTGATCTTCCAGTCTTGGATGAGTTCTGAGTAGTAAGGGAGTTTGTCAATTCCTCGCATACTAAAGTTAGAGTCTGACGCCTGTTTGCTGAAGGAACTGGACTCAGTGAGACCAGAGAAAGAGCACTTATTAACAATATAAAAACTAACAGCAGCAGATAGGTTGGATGTTGAATCATTGTTTAGTTTCTCCTTAGCGTCTAGAAATAATTGTTTTGCTGATACTGGTTCTGGATGAGCGTTCTTTAATTTAACCAACTCATTACGAAGTCTGCTTCCATCATACTGAAGTTCTTTCCAGAAATTATATAATGGTTCATACAAATCATTCACCCAGATATCCAGGTGAGGATACATCTGAGTGATATAAAGAGCAACAGAACCTCCACCAACAAAGGGTTCACGAAACTCGGTGTAGTCTTTGAATAGTGGAAAGAACTCTGCCATCTTTTTGGTGGCACGAGACTTGCCACCAGGATAACGAAGAGGAGTCTTTAACGATGTCATAGAATCAGTTGCTTATTTGGAGTGATGATATCAGGACCACCAAAGATTTTAGCATACTGCTGTACAACTTCAGGTTGTACTTCAACAGAATAGATAACATGCTTAATATCAAGAGCAATATCAGGATGGTCTAAACTAATCACTGTTGCCCAAGGAGCAAATCCAATTTGTCCCTGTTGTGGAACAACTACAAGAGCATTCTTGATTGTAAGAATGCCATTCACAAAATCTACAACTTCGGCAACGATCTCTTCTCCAGTGATCATCCGAATCAATTTAACGTCCATCATGCTTCAATACCTTTAGGAAAGTTTTCAATTTCAATTAGTTCATAGTCCCAGTCTTCCATGACTGTGTTGGCAAGGAATCTATCAGATAACATTTCAAGTTCCTTCTCAGCGTACTCTCTGCTCTCTGATTCCAACCAAACATCGATTACCTTACCAAGTCTCAGTTTCTTGATATCTAGGTCAGACAATCGCTTACAGGCATCTCTCACAGCGTTACCAGGAGAGTCATCAACCTGTGATCTCAGACGAACGAATACCAGTGCTTTAAACTTCATTTGAATTCACACTCCACCATGATTTGAGTTAAACATGCAAGTAGATTGATCTCTTGGTCTACAACGAAAGCAGACTTGTATTGGTATTCAGCAATGATTAGAACTGCTGCTGCAATACTAGGACCACCCATAACACTGGATAGATTATCATACAATTTACGCATGATAGACGTTGGGTCTGCATCAAGATTTTGTGTCACCCACTTCTTGACATCATTGAACTTCTTCTCTTTCAATGCTGTTACAAGAGTATCAACATTAGCATCACCTAACGCCGCCAGAATACCAGTGTCGATAACCCCTGTGCTTGCATATCGCTGCAGTTCGTTGAGGGTTCTCCTGAAGTCTGGGAAGTATTTTTGTACGACTTCTGCCAAAACTCTAGGAGTGAAGGTGACCTCCTCGCTCCTGAGGATATCTTGACACCTTGTAAAAAACGCACCAGCAAGTTCTTGCTTTGTCTGTCCTCTGACATTGAACTCTACGACCGTCGTCCTACTATGTAGAGGTTCGATAATCTTATTCTTGAAGTTACAAGTGAATATGAACCTACAGTTTTTTTGGAACTCTTCGATACTTGCACGAAGGAGAAGTTGGACGTCTGGGGTTGTGTTATCTGCCTCATCAATGATAAGAACTTTGTGCTTAGCAGAAGCAGTGAGAGACACAGTAGAAGCAAAGGATTTTGCCTGATTGCGTACAGTATCCAGGAACCTACCTTCATCTGATCCATTGATAACATAGTAATCTGCACCCAGTTCCCTGCAGAGTGCTTTAGCGATGGTAGTTTTACCAACGCCAGCAGTACCAGAAAGGAGAAGATTAGGAATCTCTCCTTGATTAACGAAACTCTGGAAGGTTTCTTTCACACTAGCAGGAAGAATACATTCCTCAACAGTCTGAGGACGATACTTCTCTACCCATAAAAAATCATTCATCAGTTGTTAGGTTCGAGAGCAATAAAGTATTTGATACCGTCACCTCTGAATTCGGCAACGTTTTGCTTACTGATCATAACATGATATGCACCAGGAAGAAGTCTCAAGTTCTCCACTTTGAAACAGAAGCAGAACTCTTCATCTCCAATCACAGCATCAGGAAGATCAACAGAGTAACTGTTAGAAGTATCATTCTTCTTATCGGTTACCATAATCTGAACAGCACCTTCATGTCCAAAAAGACACAGGTCAGGCAACTGATAAACAGAGGCAGCTTTAAGAAGTTGTTGAAGTACTTCAGCACTCAAAGCAAAATCACAGTCAACAGATGGGAGAGTAATCTCTTTCTCTGGTGGTTGTGTAATGATATCAGGGTCTGCATAGAAGAATCTAGTCTTAGACTTACCCCTCTCATCACTTACTGTGACAAAGTTCGGGTGAGAAGTATCAACCTTAGGTGCATTGAAAAGAGATAGACCCCCAAGGAATACACTCAAGTCGTAGATACTAATCTGAGAATCAAACTGCTCTTGAACATCTGCAATGGCAAGAATATTCTTGTTGATGCTTAGAGTAGAAAGAGTGTTACCAGGTTTGATTACAATAGATTTGTTGATAGAACAAAAGTTCTTTAGGACTTCAATTGTTGGACGTGAAATTACTGTCATTGAGGATAAGATTCGGTGATTCTAGTTTTATCGGAGAAGTGGAGAAGGAGTAATCCGTAGTGTAGGATTTTGATAATGTCGCGACGGGCAGTGCCTTTACGATCATAGCGTGAGGCATACTTAAGGATGTTGCTACGGCAGAATGCCTCAGCGTCTCCACAAGATTCAATCAAATCTAATGTTTGAATCTCATCGTTGCCAGCAGAATAGTGTTGACCATATGTGCTGGAAATATAGTCCTTTAACTCTGCGAGCAGAGCATCTTCATTGTACTTCATAATTAATCAGAATTCTTGGCAAATTGATTGGGGCAGTTCTTCTTGAGTTTCCTCTTGATTGTACTCTGAATCTTCTCCAGCGTCAACCTTTGTATAGAGATCTAGGAAAGATTGCTTAGTGTCATCATCAAAACGATTGATACACATGTTGACAGCAGTAAGACGGTCACTAAAGATCTCCATCGCTTGTGCGATATGCACCAAACGGCGAGTTGTAATCACTTCATCAACGCCACCATCAAAGAAAGTCTTACGAATGACACCTGCCCACTTCACAAGATTCTCTGCAAAGATGGTATCACAACCCATATTTCGTAGAATCTTTTCTTCTACCGATGCAGTTGGATAATCTTGCTCGAAGGTAATTGGGAAACGCTCAAGGAATGCCTCATTGAGAATATTGGTTCCAACAAAGCGACCGTCATCGCTGCCTTTGCCTTTAGTATTTGCAGTTGCAATAACATTGAATCCTACCTTAGGAGTTACGTATTTACCAATTTTTTTGAGGAATACACCTTTACCCTCAAGAACAGATTGCAGACACAGGATCTTATTAGATGCTAGGTCAATCTCATCTAGAAGAAGTACAGCTCCGCGTTCCAAAGCTTCGATGACAGGACCATTGTGCCAAACAGTGTCACCATTGACAAGACGAAAACCACCAATAAGATCGTCTTCATCAGTTTCGATTGTGATGTTGACACGAATCAACTCTCGCTTTGCTGTTGCACATGCCTGCTCAACTGAGAGGGTCTTACCATTACCTGAAAGACCTGTGATAAAGACAGGATAAAATTTATTAGAGGAGATAACTTTGCGAACAGATGCATAGTTACCAAAAGGGACATAGGAATCATCTTTTGCAGGAATGTAATTGTCAGCAGGTGTTGCAGAGGGTGCTTCATATGCTTGCTCAATCTCTTGAACAGTCAAGTTCCACTTGCCACGACCAGACTTGTACGAGTCAAGACGCTTACATGCAGTAGGATATGATACACCTAAAGCATTTGCTGCATCACGAACTTGTCCAGTACTAACTTCAACACCATACTGCTCAGTCAGAGTGTCAATCAGTTGTTCGGTAGTGACGCGGTTCATTGCTTTCCTTTGTTTACTTTGTTATTGTAGCAGGTCTTGGATCGATTTGGGTCAAACCCAAGACGGTTTGTGATCTGGCACACGTAGGTAGTTGGATGCTACCCATGGTTTAGATGCAATGTACATCTTGTATGCAGTGAAGATGTCAATGCTGGTGTCATACTTATACTCGTCAGGTCCTGCAAAGACGAAAGGAGTGTGATTGGACAACTTCGCTTGTGGAATAATGTAGTCAGCAGCAATAAGAGTCTTGAAGCAAGTATGGATCTTTCCATACCGAGTGAAATACTCTTCACATAATGCCATACCATGCTCAAGCAACCATCGAGAGTTTGCTACAGTCTCGTTTGCCCACTTAGTACAGGGGTGATTACGGAATGCTCCCTTCTCTGTAGCATAGGGTGTGCCGTCTGCCTTAGGCAAAGTACCATAACCATGCCCCCACTTGTCTGAGGCGACTATAGCGAGCATCTGGCAGGTCTCCAGTGGCATCTTGACGATGTGCTTGTCAGGTAGAACCTTAGCAGACTGCCAAGGTGATTCGTCAGTGACAAAGATGTTCATAACAAATGCGTTACAGAGATCGCTAGTAGGAATGTAACCATAATAACTACGTCCCAAGATTTTGTCCTTATGAAGTAAGGAATTGAAATACTATCACCCACCATCTGCAATGCTACGCCAAGTGTAGTATTGATATGGAGGATGGTGAAGTAAGCAATGATCACAAGACCACTGCCCAATACTCTCATAGGGACAATCGCATTTGTCATAATGTTCTTTCCAATCTATTTGTTGCTTGATCTGGGAAATCTCTTGGTCTACTATCACCAGCATTATCAGTTCTAGGTGAACCCTCGTTCGCCTTCATTGTATGCTGATAGTTTGGTCTTGGGTATCTGATACTGAATGGATCAGGCATCCAGTATGTTACTTGCCATTCTTGGTCAGGACACAACTCAAGATGCTTCTCTACACTATGAGAGAAAATACCAA